TAAAATTGGGACTGTCTTTTAGTGTGCACACGGCGCAGTCATTCCGTACTCCTATGATTACCTACGCATATTGGCGTGGTCTTTCGCCTCTTGCGCATCAATGATGGGTACCGCATTAGACTTGTGCATTGTACTGATACCTTTGACCAACGTACCCGTGTAGATCATTTTTTCTTTCTTTTCGGTATTGCCAGTACCACTATCCAGAGATTTATAAACCGGAGTCTCACGTCTGTAAGGTTGTTCTGGTGTATAGTCTTTGAACTCATACTCACGTTTTTTGGTCGTCCATGCATTGTACTTCTTCTTACGTCCATTTGCATAGTGTCGCATACTACCGTGGATCATACTATAATTCCTTTTCCATACGTTGTCTGAGTTTTTGCAATATCGATATACTATGTGCAATTAACATTAGACGAGAACTTTCCGTGCACTCGGATGCTTGTTGTTGAAGTAACTCCAACTCCTCCTCAACCATATCAAAGGGGGTGATCATAAATTACCACCGTAGTAATCCAGTACCAGACTAAACGCTTCGATACGTGCATTCAGGTAAGCATCGAGATCAGCGTAAGGGTCATTATCAAATATAGACACACCGCGTTCCAGATCTTGTCCCAGATCTTTCTTGAAGGTTTCGATGTGACATTTCAACTCACCGATCATTATCGCGTCAATCTGTTCAGACTCCATTTCAATCATTACTTTAGACATATTGTTCTCCATTAGATAAATTTTTAACATTAATGGTTTTCATTGTAGTACTATCAAGAAAGTGTCTGTCCATAGGTTCAGGGCCAGTCGCAATACTGTAGTAGTCAACATTGTTATCGGTGAGGTTCTCATGAACAAACATTATCTCACCTGTGATTATGGAACGAGGGGTTTCCCATTGAATAGTCTCACCTACTTTACCGTACATTATACAGTCCTCTTCTTACGTCCATTTGCATAGTGTCGCATACTACCGTGAATCATAAATTACCACCGTAGTAATCCAGTACCAGACCAAACGCCTCGATGTATTCATTCAGGTAAACAACATCAGCCTTAGGGTCATTGTCAAATATAGACACACCCTCACCCTTTTCTCTACGCTCCAAATCTTTTCTGAAGGTGTCGATGTGCCATTTCAACTCACTGACCATTATCGCGTCAATCTGTTCGTTTTCCATTTCAAGCATTACTTTAGACATTTTAGTTCTCCATCTCATTAATTTTTACAACAATCTCATTGTAGATTCTTTCGAACTCTTCTTCATTGAAACGTTCTTTAGTTTCACAATGAACCATCAAGTCATTCCAGTGGTAAGTAATCTGTTCTTCTCTATTCATAATATCTCTCAACTCAATTAGGTAACCATTATCTCATAATAATAATAAGAAGTCAACACTTATCAGCTGATTCTTTTAGACTTTTTTAACACTTTTATGGGGTTTGATATAACGGAAAGGTATAATCACCCTCCCCGACTGGATAAGGCTTAGTATACCACAGTAAGGGGAGGATGTCAAGGGGGGGATTAGTTATCGGACAGGGGGTTATCCAATGCCTTTTGAACTAGGTCTGTGAGACGTTCTTCGAGTTCTTTTAACTCGCGGTCGTTCTTGTCACGTAGACGGTTGAGTTGGGTGTCGTAGTTTTCTTGTAGTTGGTTGCGTTTATCTTCGAATCGATCATTTGCTTTATCGATCATGTCACGTACTTCAGTTTCGGTAATTCTTAGATTGTCCTCTACACGGTCTGCTTGTTTCTCGATAGAGATGATGTCGTCACGTAGACCAGACTTGATATCACGGGTATATTCTATGGCTTCATCTAGTTTAGTCTCAATGACATCGTTACGTGCTGAGATAGCATCTACGTCAATGTTCTCTACGATCTCTTTCATACTGCGATAGTCATTGTAGAACTCAAATCCACCCCACGCAGCACCACCGAGTGTAGAGAGTGCGGTAATCAATGCGAACATCTTACCACCTTTGAAGGTCATCCCTCCAAATTCGATTTCCGTTTTGTCTTCTTCTTCTGACATTATTTCTCATCACCCTCGAATTTCAGTTTTCTTAGATTCGCCAACTCTGCTTGTAACTTCTGGACTTCTAATCTTTTCTTAGTAAGTTCTAATTGGTATAATGTATTACAGTTGATTCTTTCTTTTGGTGCACCTATAGGTATGGTGATCTTGGCATATACACCAACATCTTTCATTTTACCACTACCATTATTGTATAGGTTACTGTCAATGCCCATCGTATTGAATGGATCATCTTGATTGATTATACCGACAACACCGAACTCTACGTTAGTAGCAGAACCAATGGCGTTCCGGCAATCTATATCACCAGCCCTAATTTGATCTGAAGCATAATTAGATGGGGATTGAGGTAATGATAGATTCAAAGCACTAGAATCTCCATGAACCTGTCCCACACATAATATTGTCAAAATCACTATAAAATATCTCACTGCATCACTCACTATTTAAGTTTCGAACATATCCTCGATGATACCACCGTTACTCTTTCATCTTCTGCTATTATCTTAGATTTACTGCATATGTATTTGACAATTTTAGTATCACCAAATCTAACATACACTTCCACTTTTTGTTTCTTTAGATAGGGAACATTTAGTATTCGTTCGCCACCTACCGCAAACTTTACTGGATTCCAATCTTTATCAAACACGGATATTTCATACCAACCAACATCCTGCCTGCTGTTGAAGAGTTCCATATCAACTTTCATAATACCAGAGACATGAGATAACTTCAGTTTTGGGTACGTGGGTGTCCATTGGTGGGCATTCGCATACCCACCGATAAGGACTAATAACATCATAATATAACGCATGATACTATTGCGCTATACACTCAGCACTGACTGCGGCACGGTAGATACCGCCAGGAAATGATTTCCCATAACCATAGTCTGCTTGAGATTCTGATCTGAACCATATACTACCAGCAACAGTCAAATCATATTCTGTAACATTGTTGTACAGTACTTTGGTGTTGTCGAAGTCATTCATCAACGTATCTGATACTTCAGCAATATCAACCAATCCTGTCCAATTCACAACATCGTTCAAATACGGTGAAGTGGTAAACTCGATAGGATACGATAGAACCGCCTTGTAAGATCCAGCTTCAATGATATCGAATCGAACGATAGGTTCTACCCCACCATCTATCGACTTAGTACTAAGAATATTGCTAACAGGGTTACCAAAGACTCCGGGCGTGTCGGTAGTGATAACACACTTAGACTCCACGTTACCAGTAATTGGTACTTCTGTAAATGCCATAACGCCAGTCGAAGTTAATGCGACCGTGGCAAATAAAATTTGTTTAAACATAACTATTTCCTATAGATTAGTTGTTATACTGACTATTTATCATTTTTTCATGTAATAATTGTTGAGCAAGTCCAACTCTTTTTCCTTTAGGATTAGTTGGTAACTTACCATCTTTTAATGTAATTGTTTCGTCATATGTTCCCCCAGATATATCTCTCATATATGCTGGCGGTATTAAACCAAGCGCAAGTAACTGATCATGCTTTAGTTGTGCATCAGCACTCATTAACGCGGAGTTAACTGCACCCATTGCGATTTCTAAACGTTCCCTATTCTTTTGTATTGAAATCCTCCTTCTATCCTTTTCCTTTTGTTCCTCTTCATCAAGTTCTGCCTTTTTCTCAGCTTCCTCCTTGATAAATCTTTGTTCTTGTTCGTATATTGCAGTCAAGTCCGGTTCAGGAATATCGGGTATTGGCACAACATAGCCAGGACAGTCAGGACTAGTCTGTGGATCGAAACATGGGTCGTACCTATAGTTGTAAACCACCCGTGCGTCTTCTACAGTACCTTCTCCAGTCCATTCGATAGAACCATCTCCCCAACGGTCTATCAGTATATTGTCTACCGGAACTATCTTATTAATAGTGTTCGATCTTCGTCCAGACCAATCATCCACTTCTCGAAAGATGTAACCGTCACCGCCAGCATCTTCGTTCTGGACATAGACGACCATATCATCTTCGGTATTCTTTATAGCAGTGTATCTGTACAACACACTGGATACTTCTAGTCCTGCCTGTTGAGGCAAGATGTTGCGCATCACCCAATTATAACCAAAGTCGGTTGCGTTCCTAGTTGTACCGGATATGACCTCAGAGTAAGAGTAAGAGGAGCAGAGCGCCAATACCACCACTAGCGGCAAGAGTCTTCTCATTTGTGGTCATCTCCTTTTCTTTATCTTTATCGCTTTTCACTTCGGGTGAACCACCTGCGGCAAGTTCTGCTTCCCACGCAAGTTTAGCTTCTTCGCCGATCATACCGTCATATGGGCAAGGTGTTCCTGCATTCATCATAGCGTCAAAAACCCGTCTATCTTGACACATCACTGATACTGCTGCAACTTTCATACCCATATCGTATAAAGTCTTAGCATTTTTTAATTTTTCGCAATTATAATCAGTGAACTGTGTACCCGCAGAGATACCAAGAATTTGTGTTTGTACTGCACCCGCAACACCGAATGTACATAGGTCAGAGTTTGACGTATTAATCGTGGGGGAAATAGCAGAAGGGGGAGGCGACTTCAAAGTAGTTGTCGAATCAGATTTTGTGGTAACAGTACTATTAGTTGTAGAGTCTGTCTTTATAATGTCTTCGATAACACTTTCTTGAGCATATGCCGAAGAAGTTAAAATCACACCAACAAGTAGGGTATAAAGTAGTTTCATGAATAAATCCAAAAATAGTTATTATGTACGATTCTATTTATACAAAACATATCTTTAGAAGTGAACAGTTTAGGGACATGTTCGGGTCACGATCCCAAGGTAGGTGGGATTCTTTAGGTCGCGATCAACCCTTTGTTTACTAGTCGTTTATAGTTATTCATCTTAGTGTCTTTGGGGCCACTAGGTTTTATCTTTGTCCTTATATGTATGAAGTTTGCACGTTCAACATCTGGTTCAAACGAAGAATAGTTCCACATTTGTCCATCAAGGTAGTTGCCTTTCTGTGTGTGGGACATTCCCAGTTTAAGTGCGAGAGTGTGCATGACACCTTCATCAACCCAGTTCTGTTTATACCGTAACACGATATCGTCAGTCAATACACTACGGAACTTCTTACGTTGTTCCTTGGTCAGTTTGTATATAGATCCACCCCAGTAAGGTGCACCTTCATTACCCCATACGAAACCGAGTGTTCTTGCAATACCCGAACGCAGATTGGTTTGGATTTGAGTATGTCTACCTATGCCTTTACACTCAAATATGTTTTCATTACAACCCTTACGAACAAACATATCGGCATCAACCATAACAACATTGTCATAGTCATCCCATCGTTTGTCCAACATAACAAGTTTCTGTAGTTCGGGTCTCACATCCATAGAAGTGAATTGGTCACCTCTTACAAGTTCATAGTCCGCACCGACCATCTCAGCGTACTCAGAGATACTCTTAGATGATAGTTTAGTCAGTTCGTTGAGTTCACCCGACCAGTGTTGTAGTATAATATTTTTCATGAGAACTCTTTTACAAATATATCATATAGGTATTGTGACCACGCTTCATGAGCGGGTTCGTTGGGATGTCCAAACTCTAATATTTCGAAGTCATTCTCGGCAAAAGTATAAAAGTCGATATACCTACCAAGTCCAAGTCTACTGGTATCTTTCAAACTACTAAGTGATTTGTGGGTATACTCTATCCATTCAGTCCAAGGAGAATCGGTTCTTTTGAATCTTGGATGTGTTGACAATAAAATATTCGACCAACACCTTTTGTGGAAAGAACCCTGTATTAATTTGATACCCATACTATCACATATCAATTCCATACTTTTCATGAAACTTAGATGATGTGTTATTTTAGTACGAAGAACATCCATCTTTTCTAATGCGGGGGACAATAGTTGTTCTAGTTCAGGTTTAATATGGTGCATCCTAGCAGGAGAGAATTGCGACATACATTGGAACCGTTTGATACCAACCTCTCTTTCCCATCCAGATACTCTATTTTCTGCAGCCTCGTCTCTCTGCCACGCAGACCAAAGAATTACCATATGAGTAGGATTTTCTTTAGTCGGATCTAAAAGATAGTCTATAGTGTCTCGAAATATTTTATCATTACACGCACCACAAGTAGCGAGATTCACATATTCTGTTTTTAATTTTTTAGATAAATGATGGGTGAATGTTAAATGGTAATGTTCTGGCGGACTCTTATCATATCCCTGCAACTCATCACCCCATACGAAACTGCAACCATTAGTTAGTAACATGGTAACATTTCTGCCGCAGTAATTATATGAGCAATAAGTTTAGCGTATTCCGTATGGGTATCTTCATCAGCATGACCCATGGGTTTTAACGTGTAACTTTTCTCAGCCAAGGTATAAAGGTCTGTATAATTACCCAAACCCATTCTACATTCAGGACGCAAGTCTTTAAGGATTTTTTTAACTTCTTTCTTATAATCTTCGAAACCATCCATTTTGAGAGTGGATAATATATTTTTATACATGTCACCGTGGATTACGCCCTGTATGATAGGGATCATCATCATCTCACAAATAAACTGCATCTGTTGCATACATTTCAAACCATATAATATTTGAGTCTGCATGGTAAGAACATCTTCAGTATATGCTTTGAGAATTTCCTTTCTGTTTTTATTAGTACTATCACCCCATTCTAATTCAAAGGATGTACTCTTGTGTGAAGGTATTATCTGGTTCATGTTACATTCTTGAGGGATATGTATATCTTTATCCGCAAGAAAATGTTCAGACTCACACAGCTCAAACCTTCCCCAATTACTCCACATTATAACAACCATATCAACATGGTCAGATGGACGCATTAGAAAGTCGAGTGTTCTACGGTAAATCTTCGCGTTTGAAGAACCGTTCTCTGCAAGGTTCACATAAGGGAGATGCAATCTCTCTGATAATTTGTGTGTGTATGTGTGACGATGGTGGGTGTCGATCCCATTCGGAGATCGACTTCCCTCTAGTTCATCGCCATAGGTGAACGAGTCACCATTAGTCAGTAGTATTCCCATTATTCCCATGAATCCTATCGTGTTCAAACAACTTCAGAAAACCATAATGAATTGTTTTCATAATGTCTTTACGCCAGTCAGCAGGGTTCTCTCCCTTGTTGCCATATCGACCATTGTACTTGTCAATATTACCAGCAAAGAATCCCATACCATGACCACGATCAACGATGACTTCAGATGATTGAAGACCCCCTTGACCATAGTGACCACTGTAAGTAGTATCTATATATTTCCTAAACTCTTCGATCAGTTCTCTTTCACGGAACTTGTAATCAATATCATCCGTATACTCATTCCAAGTAGTGAACTCATTCCAAGTATTGGTCGAATTATCTAGATAATTTGAGGTCAAATTATCTTGCCAGTAAAGTGCATCTCCATTGTAAGAAATGTCTGCATCAGTAATCGTGCGGCTGCGCAGTGCGTTTGCATGTGCCTGATCCCATTCTTCGGGAGTTGCGTCATTCAGACTACGACCACCTACAGTAACGTCACCATAATATTCAGAACCCGCCATTAGAACAACTCCTCATATAATGCTTCAAGGTCTTCGTACTCGGTACGAACTTCTGCCATGTTTGCTTTGTGATAAATCGTAGCAAGTTTACGGATGTGTTTCTTATCCACACCATGATTCTCAAAGGTAACTTGAACGATATCTTTAATCAAGTCTTTCTCTGCATCGATGCGAGTCATACTATCAGATAGTTCTTTAATCGCACCTGCAACTTTCTTTTTATCTTCGGGGGTCAATGTAATCATTCTGTTTCAATATCCTCAATTAATAAATCACGTAAGTCTCGTGCCTGTTGGTCACGAGGATCATTTTTTCCATACCCGCAAAACTTATATGCGAGTGTAATTCTGTCTTCTCCTGCATACGCAGAATGCCAACAGAGATCTTTAGGTTCATCTTCGGGAGCAAAGTAGAAGTGTCTACATTGCCATCCCGGCACGTCCTGTAAGGTAACTATCTCACC